TGCCGGCCCGATTGCATGAATATAGATCGTTACGCCGATTTCGGCATCACCATAGTAAGTGATGACACCCTCCGTCTTGATCTGAATTTCGCCAAATACAAGCAAGGGTTCCGTCAGAGACTCGTTTGAGAACGGAAATTCAAACATCGGGTCAATACTGTAGAAATCCGTTACATTGTTTCCATCCTCTCCGGCTGAATAGAAGAATGGGTCAGGGCAAATGATTGAGATTGAAGTCCCTTCCTGTGAGCTGAAAATATTTGGTTCATTCGATTCCACATAACCGCTTGTTCGTACATATCGGTTATCAGTTTCGATAATGATTTCAACACTTTTCTTTGCCGGAAAGTATTTGTAGGATTTCTGCCGTACATCTTCGATCGTTTCTCCGTAGACTGTATCAACAAATACGATTTGGAAAACAATATTCCGCTGACTCAATCTGGCGGAGTTAAACATAGAGCCGTCATTAGTGACGACTTCCGTCGTGTTGACAGTTGCTTTGACCGGACCTAAGCCGGTTACAGACTTGATGAGGAAGCCCGAAACCTCAGGCTCCCTCAAGTCAAGTTTGATCCTATCACCTAAGTAATTGGTGATAGCAAATGAGTGAATCATGTTTCCACCAATCCTTTCAACGCCGAGAACTGGTTCTTCGTCTGACGATAAATGTCAATCCTCGACAGTGCCTTAGGCGAATAGTTGTTTTGTGTGAAATTGTAGTTGTTTCCAGCGGTAGGTGTAGTACCGCCATTTTGAACGACACTGCCGCCCTCACGATCCATACCGGCGCTGATCTTCATTGCCTGATTTCGACTCAGAAGTGCCGACAACCTGCCCGCACCCTCCGTTACATCAGACAGATCAAGCAGCGGTCGAATTGTCGGTTGAGAGTCAATTCCATTTTCGATGAAATCACCGATCTTGGAAACCGCGTTGCGGAGTCCTTCCTTAGCCGACTTTGCAATAGATGCACCGGCATCGTAAGACTTATCGGTGTAGTCGATCAGGGAATTGACGAAGCCCATACCAAAGAATCCGCCAATTCGATAGCCAACTTTAGACGGTGAGTTAATGTCGAGTTCCGCTTCTGCTGCCGCTGCCGCTGCTCTTGCCATAGCTCTTGCTCTCGCTTCAGCCATGTATGTGTTGGCAGTTATGCCAGCGGCAAACCCTTCAACAAGATACTTACCGGCGTTATAGAAGTCGGTGTATTTGTTTCGGATTGCTGTCAGGCAACTGTTAATGATCTGAACAAAGGCGTCTTTCGCAAGCTGGTTCTTTGTTCGAATACCGGCAATAAGATTTGTCATCGTAGTCTGTCCAACAGTGTTAAACTCGTAGAACTTATTTCGGATTGCTGTCAGGCAACCCGACACGATGGTGACAAATGCCGACCGAGCCGATGTGTCCCCGGTACGAATGCCAGAGATAAAGTTGGTCATCATCGTCTGCCCCATGATTGTGAACTGACTGTACTTGCTTGTAAAAGCAGTGACAATACCGTTAATCATGGTGGTGAAAGTGCTTGTCAGATTTCCTTGCTGTGCTTTGGCGGCATTGATAAATGTAGTGACCATTGTGTTTGCGGCTGTACTTACACGGGAATTAGCATTCGTAAAGGCATTGATAAAGCCATCGATACCAGCATTACCCAAATTCGTAAGATTCTGAGCAAAGGTGGACATTCCACTTGTATCAACGCTCTTAATGCCGTTTGCCAAATCCACAAGATTTCTGAACTCGACAACCACACCACTTAACTTAGCCACATCCACTCCGCTGACGCTGTTGTAATACGCAGCAAATGACTGACCGAAAGATACCAGCTGCTCACCGAAGCTTGCAATATCGTTATCGCCTGTAAACCAGGATACGATACCGCCGCTATTCGGCAAATTGTTTGAAAGCTCAACCAGAGCTTTAGCTGCATTTGCAGAGTTTGTAACGACAGATGCGTCCAACCCCGTTACAGCCAAAGAATAGTTCTTCATTGCAGTACCAAACGGAACGAGCTGTTCACCGAAGGTTTCAAGGTCATTATCTCCAGTAAACCAGGATACAACACCGCCCGTATTCGGCACCGTATTCGCAAGTTCAAGCAAAGCCTGACCTGCTGTAACGCTATTTTGAATAACATCAGCTTTCAGTCCGGAAACAGCATCAGAGAAATTCTTCATTGCTCTACCGAAAGGAACGAGTTGTTCGCCAAAGTCGTCCATATCGTTCTCTCCGGCAAAGAAGCCGACAACACCGCCACTATTCGGAACAGTGCTTGCCATCTCTGCAAGTGCTTTACCAGCGGTAGCCGCTTCAGTGATAACACTGGCGTCAATTCCGGCGACTTCGTTTGCAAAGTTACGCATGGCACGACCAAATGGAATAAGCTGTTCACCGAATGCATTCATGTCATTCTCTCCGGCAAAGAAACCAACGACACCGCCAGTATTGGGAAGTGTATCAGCCATCTCTGCAAGAGTCTTACCTGCGATTGCAGCATTGGAAACTGCTTCTCCATCAATGCCGCTGATTTCATCAGAGAACTGTTTCATAGCTTTTCCAAACGGAACCATCTCTTCAGCAAAGCCGGAGAGCGAACTTCCGCCGGTGAACCACGAGGTCAGTCCATCCAAAATATTTGCGGCTGTCAGGATAAGAATTGTTTCTGCAAGAGCCTTAACGCCGTCCAGCATAGCCGGATCTATAGAAGCCGCACCGTCAAGGAACGGCTGAACATTGGTCATGAAACCGGAAAGATCGGAGCCGATTTGCGGGAATTGACTGGACACGCCACTCATAAAGCCGCCGACGATACCGCCAACAAACTTACCGATCGCCGTACCAATTCCCTGGAGCAAATTACCGCCTTCGTTGATAAGCCAATTCAAGCCCGGAATTTGCGCCAAAGCACCGACCGCAGCAAGAACAAGAGCGAGTTCAGCGATGACAGCACCCATACCGAGAACACCCAGCATGGCACCAGGAACAAGAGCTGCTACTGCACTCAAGGCAGCCATGATTGCTGCAAGCAGACCAATACCGACAATTCCTTGAAGAAGAGTTTCTGTATCGATACCCTTAAGTGCATCAACAATGCCGGAGAAGAATGCCATCAATACATCAACAGCAGCCTGAATCAGACTGGGAAGATTCTTAGCTACACCCTCAAGTACGGCAATAAGAAACTGAAAAATAGAATCGACGATAGACGGGGTATATTCTACTAATGCTTCAAGAACACCTGCAATGAGCTTCAATGCCCCATCAGCGATAGCGGGAACGCACTCAACAAGTACATCCACCAGCATAAGAATAACCGCCTTGACTGCTTCTCCAATGGCTCCTGCACTATCAGCGATAACTTTGCAGAATTCGACAATTGCCTCGCCGATCTTTGCTACTATAGCGGGAATAAGCCCTGCTACGCCTGTGATAATAACAGTCAAAGAAGCGACGATGGCTGTAGCGCCAGCGGTTCCTGCCGCTGCAAGAGCCGTCAAGCCTACTGCCAAAGCAGATAGACCGGCACCCGCCAGAGCAAGCCCTGCACCAATACCGACAACTGCTACCCCGATTAGTGCCAGCGAGCCACTCAAAGCGAGAATGGAAGGAACCAGGGGAGTGAGTACAGCGCCTGCAACACCGAGGATAGCAAATGCACCTGCCAGGGTAACGAGACCTTTCACGATGGAACTCCAACTCATGGCGCCGAGAATAGTTAGTACCGGAGTAAGCACCAAGAGGGCACTTGCAGCAACAAGAAGCGCCGCAGAACCTGCAAGAGTGCCTGTCATGGCATTCAGACCGATTGCAAGAATGGCCATTGCGCCGCCAAGGGTAATAAGTCCTTTTGCTACCTGCTCCCAACTCAGATTTCCCATCTTCTCAAGAGCAGTCGAAAGGACGACGAGTGCCGCAGCAACGATCACCAAACCGGCGCCGATGCCAGCCATATTATTCGGCATGAATTTAACCGCTACAGTGATCGCAGCAAGTGCGCCAGCCATAGCAGTCAGACCACGAGCAATCTCATCCCACTGCATGGTTGAGAAGTCCTTAACCGCAGAGGCAAGGATTTTCATAGCGGCGGCAATGGCAATTAACGCCACACCAGTAGAAATGACATTTTGAGCATTTCCGGTAAGTTTTGTGAATGCAGTGATCTCGGCAAGAAGGACGGCAATGGAGGCAAGTCCCTTACCGATTTCTTCCCATTTCATCTCACAGAAGTCTTTGCAAGCAGACGCTAACACCTTAATTGCTACCGAGAGAATAACAATACCTGTAGCCGTAGTAATGGATTTACCGCTGAATTTTGCGGTTCTCAGGAACAGAGAAACCTCGGCAAGCAATACACCAACGCCGACAAGACCTTTCGCAAGCTGGTTCCAGTCCAATTGAGCAAGTTGTTCGCAAACCGAAGCAAGAATCTTGATTGCGGCGGCAAAGATCACCATTTGAGTAGCGCCCTTGATGATGGTTTTACTGTTGGAACTCATAGCTTTGGCAGCGGCAACCATCATAGTGGTCAAACCCGCAACACCAATGAGTCCGGTGGTAAGCTGTTTTGCGTCCAGGTCAGCAATCTTTTTAAGTGCACTCGCCAAAATAAGCACCGCCGTAGCAATACCGAGCATAGCCGTTACACTTTTCACTACACCAGTTGCCTGACCACTGATCTTGTTAAACACCGCCATAGAAGCGAGAAGATCGGCAAACAACACAGTAATTGCTCCAAGAGCCACATTCAGCTTTTCGCTGTCCACAAGACTAAGCGCAATCAAAGATGCAGTAAGAATAGCAATAGCAGACGCGATCTTCAGCAATGTACCAGCCTGCAACTGAGTCTGGTAAGCTTCAAAGCATCCTCGAACACTGTCAAGAATTCCGATAAAAGATTCCTTGAAACTGCCGATATCTTCAATAGCTTTTCGGAAGGTGCCGACAAACTTTGTGATACCGACAGCAATAGCACCGAACGAGATACCATTCAGCAGATCAATAATTCCACTGAAATTGGCTTCGCCGAGATTCTTCGCCAAGGAGCTGCCGAGTTCACCGAGGATTTTCACAATACCGCTGCCTATCGTTTTAACAGCATTCCACACGGCAGAGAGAAGCTGAACAAACTGGCAGTTAGCGAGAGTTTCACCAATGACCTCAAAGGCGACGATAACGCCGGATTTCATCTCACCGGCTGCTTCTCCGACCTGCGCCATTCTCTCATGAATTCGCTCAAGCAGAGAATGAAACACTTCAAAATTGGCAGATTCGAATTTCTCTTTGATCTTGTTCTTCAGCGTGGATAAAGCTGTCATAATTGTCTGAATGACCGTAGCGATACCCTCACCAACTTTCTGGAATGCTCCACTGGTTTTGATAAACTCATCAAACGCAACAATAGCATCGCCAATACCGCCAGTGAAACCGAGAATTCCATCTCCGAGAGTTCCAAACCCGCCGAACAACGGTTTGATTGCTGTAAATATAGCGGAAAAGGCTTGCTTAACGATATCCAAGATCGCAAACAAGCCTTTGAAAGTGGATTTTAGATTGGCTGAAGCTGTATCACTGAGCTTCAAATTCGCTGTGAATTTTCGCAGATTTTCAGTGATGTCATAAAGCTGCTTAGCTGTAGTCGGAGGGAATATCTCACGGAATGCTTCGTAGATCGGTTTGATAACACTCTGAACGCCTTCAAAAGCATTTTTGAGTGCTTCGATCAGTTTGGTTCTTCCACCAAGATCTTTCCATCCTTGCAACATCTCATTACGAGCATCTGCTTGGGCATCGATAAATCCACCGATGACCTGGCTGAGTCCAGTCCAAAGCTCTTTGGCTTCCTCGAAATCACCAAACAGAATCTCCCATGTGTTCGCCCATCCGGAGCCTACGGCTTCCTTCAGAGTGTCCATCAACTGCGAGAAAGTCTTAACATCCTGTGCCGCCGCGAAGGCTTTTGCACCGATCTCAGTCGTTTCATCAGCATAATCACGAAGAGTGCTGACAAGAGCTTCCGTGGTCATCCACTGATCCTGCAAGGAATCGTTAAACCCATGCGTAGCATCAATGACATTACCCTTGACGGTCTTGTACATACCATCGGCAGTTTTGGTCAAGGTGCCGCAAGCAACAGCCGATTCAAGAAGCTGGGTCTTAAATTCGACGGTTGCCATGTTAGCATTCTCGATAGATTTCCAGTCAATCAACTTAACATAACCGGCAGACAAAGCCTGGGCAAAGTTATACATGGCACGGGACGCCTCATTTGCATTGGCACCGGAAACGGCGGCAACATTCGAGACACCCTGAATAGCCATTACTGCATCTTCAAGACCGACACCCGCATTGGTAAATTTACCGATGTTGGAGGTCATGTCCTGGAAGGAGTAAATGGTCTTATCTGAGTATGTGTTAAGTTCCTGAAGATACTTGTTAACTTCTTCAAGAGAAGCGCCGGTACTCATCATGATGGTCTGAATCGATCCCATCTTCAGCTCGTATTCCTCAAAACCCTGACTGATAGGTTCAATTGTCAAGGAATGGAGCATTTGCTTGCCGGTATTAACGACTGAGTTGGTGATGTTTGCAAGGGCGGTTACAGCCATGATCTCCAATGCCGAAAATCGAGTCTTTACCGTTTCAACAGCAGAGCCGAGTCCTGACATATCGACTTTCTTGGCAGCACTGTCAATACTCTCAAGACCTTTTGTAGCCCCGTCCATATCCAAACTTTTCTTTAATTTTTCAATGGTGGACAAACTGGTTTGAACATTGCTCTCAAACTGCTTATTGTCAAACCGCATTTCTACGACTCTTTCGTCGATTGTTTTACTCATAGCTTCGTAACCTCCTTCCATGCTTCATTTGCAATTTTGTCAAAAATAGGCTGGATAGCAGGATTGATGTAGTCTCGCCCCTGTACCCAGCCTCCGTTGCGAGTTCCATGACCATATTGCAGAATGATCGCTATCGGAACCCCATTTTGAATATTTGAGTTGTAAAAAGTGATCTTTGCAGATCCATTTCGGTTTACGATTTCGTAATACCATGAACTGGCGGTCAAACCGGAATCGACAGGCGTTGCAGACGCAAGAGCAGCGACCCCTTCTCGGCCATACTTGTCGAGGTCTCCGAGATGGACCACTTCCTTTGCCCTCTCCAAAAAGCGTGTAACTTTAGAGAAGTCTCCCTTGTGACTGAACCTTATCATTCACAGACCTCCTTATTTA